TCATCATTATTTGGGCACTGGCAGCATTCATCCGCTCTGGGTCAATTATTGTGGCTAAGGTTGTTACAACCATCATCCCAAGGGCACACCAGCACATCATGCGCCTGTTGACTTGGTAGGCCTTTTTGTCGGGGACAAACTCATTCATTGAGCGTTCTCCTTTGTTTAAAACTTGATAAATCCGAGGTGCCAAAGGTAAGCACCTCCTGAGGCTAAACAGATGAAGATGAAGCCAAGTATAAGAAGCCCGCTCAATATAGTCTCGCGGAGTTCTTCCGCTTTAATTAGTGCAAGCCGTTGGTCTTCTTTCCGTTCCATTCGTATTTCGCGGCGAATGCTTTGAAGCTGCTTGTAGGCGCTTAGGCCTCTGGAGTTCGTGATTAGCTCACGTAGCTGCTCCTCGGCGTCCGCAGCCTTTTGTTTTTCGAGAAATGTGTTTAACGCTTCTTCGTTTGCGCTGGCAAAGATGGACGCTTTCTTCTTCTGATGTTTTTGATTTGCGCCATCAACTGCATCGAAAAAAGCAGTGATTTCTTTGGTCATTGAGTAAAGTTGTTTGCCAGCGGTCAAGCCAACTTTCATCATTGCCAATGCGGATAGAGGGTCAACCATATGGAGCCCTTTCTACTTTTCTGCCATCCGTTCCACTGATTTACGAATGTGCTCGATATTAACATCTATGCGTGCAAGGCTAACCGCCTGCGTTTGGACCATTGCCTCGACCTTGGACATTCGCATTGTGATGCCGCTGATAGCGCGCGAGTTACTCTCAATGTCGGACATCATCATAGATACAGTCCAGACTATGGCACCAGCTTGTGCGATTAGCCCGAGAACCAACGTAGCGGGGACACTTTTGCTTATGTGCCAGCCACTCGTGTCATTCATTCAAAAGTGTTGCCAAGTCCAGCGCAATAAGTTCGTCAGGCGTACTGGCTGCATTAATTCGGCTATCTGCTGTTATGTTGCGCAAAACAGTTTTGGAAGCAGCAACAGCATCCGCACCTGAGCCAGCTTCCAGAGCCTTCATGTAGCTCACATCCAGCGCAGCTAGACGAGGCGCACGTTCATTACGTAGGTTTTCCTTATGGATAACTTTAGCTACAGTCATGTTTACTTCGACTACATTACTACTGTAGGACCATGCACCACGGAAGGTACGGTCGGTTGGAACTGTAAGAGAAGCCGCATCACGGACATCTTCGTTGATATCTAAATAAGTGGTCATGCTGCCATCTCCATTTCTTGATTAATCTTCCAAGCGTTTCTGAATGATCTGTCGCTTGGGATTAGGTTGACAGGTACGATCTTCATTATGCACCTGTTGCCTTTGTAGTCGCGCCATACTTCTGGGCCTATGTCTTTCATGACGAGGTACTCAATGGCTTCCTCTTCGGTCATAGGGCCAAGGGGTTCAGAATATGGGTGTTCCTTTGGTTGGCCATCAGCCACGTTACGATCACGTTGATATGTGTCGATATGTGGTAGAACGCCACCAGCTAGTGCAGCAGCCATCCAGTTAGGATCAGGGCAGAGCACAGAAGCTGGTGCTTCTGGTTCAGCAGGGTTCTCGAACAAAACACGGTACTTAGACTGCACAGGTTCAAGCCTAGACTTAGCTTCTGCTAGCCGGTCCCAAAGATGTCCATGTGTCATGCTAAGTCTCCGAACATTATTATAGAGACAAAATGCATATCAAGATTGGCACCACTAAAGCTTTTTGAAATTGCTTTGAAGGCCCCAACGTCAGGAAGAGTGTTGTGAGCAAAGATGACGTTTGGGGCAGCAGTAGAGTTACTTCCTCCGGTTTGCCCAATAACATAGTTTACGTTATCCATATTGTTGGCCCAATTGCAGGAATAATTGCCTGTCTGGTGGTCCGTTACAGAAGACATATTAAGCGAATCGTTTATAGCGGGTGATACGTTGTTCAGGCTACAGAAACCCGCAGAAACTCCCGCCACCTCACGGCTATTAGTTTCGCCTGTCGCTTTGATATTTGTTACGGTTATACTGCTCATGCTAAGACTCCAGTGCCGTGATACGGGCCTCTAATTCGAGTATTGTTTTTACAAGCAATGGTACTAGTTTTGCCTGATCAATGCTTTGCATCTTTGCCGCAACATGCTCTGCTGCCCATGTGCTATCGGCAGGGTAGATAGCTGCTACTTCATTTTCATCTTCATCTGTTGTAGCTAACTTTCCAGCAGTGTAATCTGATTGCTCAATATCTTCTGCAAGAACAGTGTTGCTTGATGAAAGTACAACTTTAGTTAATGTTTCAGTCCCGTTGTGTGTGCCTGTGGCACATTCTGGTACAACTGCTTGTGCTTCGTGAGCCAAAAAGCCATCAACAGTAGTGTCAGCATCAGCAATGAAGTTAAATCGTGCTGGCTTGAGCTGCTTGAGGCGAGTGGTTGCATCCCAATCGTAGTCTACGTTTTCTTTAAGTCGGTAGTCTGATGATGTTCCGTAGGCTGTTGCGGAGCCGTTAACTGTAATATCTCCAACAGCTTGGCCTGCTTTATGAAACTTAACAATCTGACCATTACTGCCATTCCTGTTCAAATTCATACAGTTGGCACTGGCCCTGCTCAGATTTAGCACTTTTGTAGCCAAATATTGAAAGCCGTCTTGGCCGAACGAACTGCTATTTGTGCCCATTAACAAATTGCCGCTGGCGGTAATTCTTAATTCAACTGCACCACCCACTGCCCCAATCGTCATTGTGTCAGTATTGTGATGATAATTTATGTAACCTCTGTATCTTTGGTCTCCTGATGTTCCGTCGGCGAATGCAAACATGCCCTGCTTGCTGGTTTCAGAAACAATCGTTACTCCACTCTGAACAGAGCTTCCCGTGTCTACGACTAGTCGGTTTGCGTAATAAGAAGCAGCCGAACTCGTGCCAATTCCAACCGCGCTACCGTTGTCCGAAATGCTTGGAGTAGCTGGACCTAATGTCACGTCGGCATCAGGCAGCGTAATTGTTCGACTTGTATTGCTATTTGGAGAGGCTAACGTAAATGTACCAGAGCCACTGGCATTTGGGGAAAGAGCTATTTTACTCATTTATTCTGGCCTTTGTGCTAATCGTTCCGCTCAATACAATACTCATAGAACTACCCACCTTCCGCCGTTTTCGACTGTCACTGTTACGTTGTTATTTATTGTGATTGGGCCAGTCGTCATCGCATTTTTTGCTGATACGATAGTGTAACTAGACGCTACAGCCTGATCGTTTTCATAGAACAGGCCATTGGTTGCGCCGCCTATTACCGCGGCCCAAGTCAATCCTCCAGCGTTCCCGCTTTGGGCCGACAAAAAGTAACCATTTGTTGGTGAGTTGCTAACCTTTAAATTAGCTTCATCTACGACACCCGCAGCGATTGCAGTCGCGCCATCTGCTGAAGAAGTGACCTCGCCACTGTGGTTTGGGTGGGTGTAGTTGTTCGCGCTAGAAGCAATTGCATTGAGCTTCGTGTGGTCTGCATTAGTAAAATCGTTAGTGGTCAAACCACCATCGCCGACAGATGCTAGGTCTGAAGTTTTAGCAAGGCTGACCCAAGCATTTGCATGTGCGTAGTACGCAAGGCCAGTTGCGTGGACGTGAGCAAACATTCCGTGGTAAGTTGACGCCGAGGGTAGATCACTAACACCCGCGTACATGTTGCCAAACAGAACTTTGTTGCCGTTCATGTTGAGGTCTGATGCAACAATTGCGCTGACTGCGTTTGCGTTTGTGAAGTTGTTTGCGTTAGTCGCAATGTTGTCCAACTTCGTTCCATCCACTGAAACATTACGACCATCGAAAGTTGAATTTGTCGTGACAGCGCCAGAAAGCGCACCACCCGCTTTGGCGAACGCATTGGCTGCAAGCGTCCCTTGCGCCGCGGTTGCGAAAGCTGATGAGGCTGAAGTCGCCGCGCTTCCAAGACCGAGGTTCGTTCTTGCGGTCCCAGCGTTAACCAGATCAGACAGGTTGTTAGACTTTAGCATGTCCCCGCTGCCAGAGCCATCTTGGCCAGCCGCACCCGTAGGCCCTCGGGGGCCAGCAACAGTTGAGTTAGCTCCTGTAGCACCTACATTTCCGCGGGGTACAGTCAGAACACCCGTACCGCTGTTGTACGCTACAGTTGAGCCAGCCGCGCCCGTAGCAGTGGTAAGCGTAGTTATTGCATTCTTGTGACCCAAGGCTGTACTTGCCGATGATGCAGAGCTAGTCGCAGAAGTAGCAGCAGCGGCTGCGCTAGTGGCTGCGGCTGCTTTTGAGGCGGCGGCTGCATCGACTGATGATTGGATAGCATTGCTCTCAGTCGGAGTGACGCCAGTGCCTGCATAGAAACTTGTCTTGTTGACCATCTAAGTTCTCCTAGTCTTCATATAAAGCTGTAGGCCGCATGACCTGAGTTCCGCCAGACTGTTCCGCAGTATCGGCTTGATCTTGTAGCTCTCTCAGGAACATACCTGATTTGACCTCAAAGAGTTCAGAACGGTCATCTAGAAAATAGTCAGAGGAGTAACCAAGAGCCGTATATATTATGGCGTCAGAAGCTGAGTTAGTTAGTGAGTTATTGTCACTGTCGTTTACAAGTGCTGGAAACTCAGCATAGTAGTTCAGCTTAATAGAGCCACTTATTGGCTTTGGGTGCAGTAGGAACGTACCTTGTTCGCGTGTGAAAAACCGAGGGGAGCCTAATTGCCCTGTCTTCTGCGCTGCCACCATCTCGTGCATAGGAATGCGTACAAGCCCTTCGCCGTCATAGTAAATGTCAATAGTTTCTAGGAGATCACTGGGCAAGTTGAGTGACGCAAGTCCTCCAGAAGAGTCTACAGCATAGGCCTGCTGTTTCTCCATGGATGGGATGCGTAGCGTCCTCAGTATGCGCCCTAACGCTTGGGAAATGAAGGTGTCAGCCAAGGCGTTTGGGCAGTCGCTACGGTTTAGGAGGGCTATAAAGTGGGCTCGGAGTTCACCTTTGTTCATCTAGGTAGTCCTTTTTTTAGGCTTAGGTTTGGCTGTGAGAGCAGCCTTTTTAAAAGCCGTATCAGTAGGCGCACCCTTGGCACCTTTAGACCGCATAGTTTTGCCACTAGCTCTCTTTTTATGAATGTTACTATATAAGCCCATGTTAAATCCTTTTGTCAGTCGCCATAAATGCACCTAAGTCCTCAGACTGTAGCTTCTTAACGATCTGGGGGCCTGTGGCCTGCCACATATCGAAGCCTTCGCGCATCCACCTTTCAACTACGACAGTCGGGATAGATGCAACTCTATGGTACTCTCCAATCCGCTGCTTGGTACTTTCGTTCCGTGCGTCTTTGAGGTCATCCAAGAATGCTTGGGTAATGTTCTGTGTATGCTTCCTAGTCACGCCACCAGTTTCCCAAATGAAATCTGTGTCTGACTGTTGTAATTCTGTAGTCATGGTTTGCTTCCTTTAGAATCAAAAAGGCCCCCCCAAATCCAACACAACAAGGAGAGCAAAACCTGTGCGGGACTTGGGAGGGCCAGAGCTAAAAGCCAGTTAATACCTGAGCCTTTAGTTTGGAGTTATGACAGACCTGAAATCTTGATCGAGTCGCCAAAGTTCATGTGCTTTACTGACATCTCGCCGACAATTTGGTGCTTATCGCTATCACCAGATTTTGCTAACAGTGTGCGAGTAAATGGACGCAAGGATGTCAACTTAAACATACTTGGGTCAATCAGTAGAGCGTGCGTTGTTTTAAGCTGCCTGTTAAGGACAACTCGATATTCGCCATAGGGGGACACATATAGGTCAATAGCATTGACCAATGTCTTACCCTGAGCAATCTCACGGTTTCTTCCCGATGCTGCACTAAAGCCAGCGACGATTTGGGCGTCAGCGGGTTTTATCATCAGAGTGTCAACTTCGCTACCATTGTTATAAGCAGTTTGACCCGCTACTAACAATTTTGCCTCTGTAAGGCTATCCGTAGCATTGCTTCCTGCATCTAAATTTGTGCTGACCTGATTGATAACAGATTGCATCTTACGAGCGGTAGATGCGTTACCAGCAACGGCTGCTTGGTCTAAGCCGACAAGAGCGTGCTCATAGTCGCGCTTAATTTCCTTGAGGGCTTTCGCCATCTGGTCTTTGTATTCGATAGGTTACGTTACTCACCTACCCGTTCTCTTACGAACTGCTTATGCTTTCGACACAAGAATAGACTATATCATGTCAGCGGTTTGCTGACCCATGCGCTTCCACCCACTTGGGTGTACTCCCCGAAGGGATAGTCGTTGCACGTTCCTCACAAAAGTAAGGCTTCGCTCAGGATTACCATGGCTTTTTAGCTTTAGGCTTCCCCTGAATTCACACGGTTTATACTACGCTGCCAGCTTTAGGAAATCACTGTAAGTGGTTGTTAACGCAGTTTCTTTTGCTCTACCATGGGTCTTGATAGCGTCACTTGTTTCTGACACTTGAAAACCCTTAACGAGTATCTGGCAAGTACCAGTACGCTCTGTTGCATCGCCCAAGGTTGCGAAGGCTGCGTCAGCCCCCTCGACAGCGGCATTAACCGCAATTGCTGCCAAGCTGTCTTCAAGCCAAGAGTATGTACGTGCTGTAACCTTTTCGGTTTTGAGCATAGCTTGCATAGGAGTCGAAAAAGGACTGATGTTAGATATGATATCTGACACGTCCTCAGCTTTTCCCACCTGTGAGTATGTAGTATAAATTGCCATTTGGCATTCCTTTCAAGGATTTATGATGTAAACTTAAAGTTTTGGATCAGTCTGCCCAACGCGCCATCAACGCTTCAGCGATGTCATCTGTGCTGCCACCATCACGAGGATTATCTATGAGCTTTTGGTGGGCAGCATTACGCTTACCCGCTCTAATCTGCGACTTACTTGGTGGGGATTTCTTGGCACTTAAAACCTTGGTCTTACCGCTCTTACTTTTCGTAACTTTGGCCTTGGCTTTCTTGCTTTCGGCTGTCTGTTTCGATTGGTCATAGAGTCGAGCTTTGTTTATCAGCATTATCACTTCTGGTGATGTGTACTGATCCACTTGCTCTTTTGGCAGTCCGACTTTTACAGCGTAGGTTCTGATCTCCGTGTAGAGTTCATTGCCCCAATCTGGCAGGCTATCTTCCAAGACCTTTACGCAATCTGCGGCGGCTTGTTTGTTAGCTTGCTGTTGTTGTACTTGCATGTCGGCAACCATCTGACCGCTCTCTTCCTTTAGGAAGCGAAGGTCGTCTTCGGCTTGGCGTGCATCTTGTCGTAACTGAGCAAAAGTCTCGTTGTCCATCTGTTGGGACGCTACGAGCATATCTAAATCAGCGTAGGGCTTATACCTAAGTTCTGCACGTTCCATTAGTTTCTGATAACTTGCCTGCGTCTTTGCCAGATTTTCATCTGTGACTTTACGTTGCGAGGCTAGATCCTGAGACTTTTTTGTTAGGGCGCTTTCTTGTCCGTATAACCGCTTTAAGTCCTTCACCGATACCTTTTTGGTCTCACCGTTGACCACAATATCAACAACATTATCTTCGGAAACGACTTTAGGGTCATCGTCTTCCTCAGTGTCATCATCTGTGTCTTCGGCATCGTCCTCATCAGGGTCTTCTAGGTCCTCTTCGCTGTCATCATCGACATCTGCGTCCTCAAGTTCATCCTCTTCGACCTCTGTCTCGTCTTGGTCTTCGGATGTTGCATCTTCGTCCTCGATTTCATTGGATAGGTCTTCACCGTCCGCCCATCGTCCTAAGATTGCGTCCGCTGCTTCATCTCTGTCGAGATTTTGCGGCTCAGAGTTAGTATCTTGCACGTTATTCATGGTGCTACTGGTCCTCTTGGCTTGTGTCGCCATTCTGTTGTTCTACGATGCTGTCACGCACGAGAACTCGTTGCTTTAAAGTGTTCACCACGTCTACGATTGCGCGATAGTGGCTATAGACTAGCTCTCTGCCATCTATATCTTCTGGCTCTGTATTCACGAAACTTTGGAATGCAGATTCAACAGTCTCATCAATGACCGAAGTGAAGGCGGGGGTCTGTAGTAGACCCTCCGCTTCATCTCCAGCCACAACAAGTTGCTCTTCTTGTGTAGGCATAGGTTTCCTAAGGTGGTTAGCCGTTTGGACTTGCAATAGCCCGAACATCATCAGCACTCTTGGCAATCTCGAGTTCTTCGAGGTTGACGTATTCTTTGTGCTCATGCTGGGTTTCTTGTAGGTCCATCTTGTCGGACTTGAGTGCGAAGTCTTGCTGGACTTTCATCTGTGCAAGCTCATGCTTCATTTGGCCCATCTGGGCATTGAACTGGGCTTTCATTTCAGAAACAGCAGTTTGTCTCTCTTGAATTTCCAGTTGTTTCTGCGCCATCTGCATCTGCATCTCTTGTGCTGGATCAGGTGGCGGCGGCGGTATCTGTGCGGGGTCTGTTAGGAAGTCCGCAATGTTCTTGATACCTGACTTCTCAAAGATTGCTCCTAGCATCTTGTACTTGTTTTCGGGTGAGTACATCTGCCCAAGAGATGGGTCTGTTGAGAGTAGCGTGTGGAAGGCAAGGTACTTCTGCACCATTGTCTCCTGATCTCCGTAACCTAAGTTGAACTCCACTTGTACATCACGCTTGTCTGCCCATTTTGCGGGATTAACATTAACGTAACGGCCTGCAAGCTCTACGATCTTCTCCTCACTCTCGTTCTCTACGACCAATTGGTAAACGATAGAGAATAAGGGCTTTAGAAAGTTGTTCGCAAAGTTTCGCGCAATGATCTTTTGTCGCTGTTGGCTCATAGTGGCCAACTGCTCTACCATAGCTGCGGAGTTTTGTTTGCTTATAGCATCCTTATTAAGGCCTTGGCTTAGGCGGGAGACACCAGAAGTGTCCTCCTTATCCTCATCCAGCATCTGTATTGTCTGAAACACATAAGGGTTCAGCGATGCTTGAGGCATGGGGTTGATAGCGTCAGGGCGTGTCACGTTGACAATGCCGCCAACCCTATTGTCGATCAGTTCTCTAGGGTTAGTCAAAGCGCCCTTCACTACTGTGTAGCGGGGGTTATTTGTAACCATAGCGTGGTCAAGTATAGACCGCGTAAGAACAGTTCGCGCATTTTGAATACCGAGTAACTTTTCACCAAAGTTATTACCGTGAAAAGCATGAGGCACTGGTAGAGGGACAAAGGCAACAAATGGACGCCTCTGCACTAGCTCTTTCTCAAGAAGTACATTGGAACATTTGACCACACGGTACAGGTCAGCTTTGCCTGTGCCTTCAACGTCTAGCTCAATGTATGCTTCGATCACTGTTACCTGACGGGTCTGACGTTGGTAGCCTTTAACACTGTTGAACTGGTCGGAACCTAAGTCATCGAAACGCGCCAGTATCTCAGGGTCGCCATCGAAGTCATTATCCTCATTGTCAGCAATACTAGACACATCGTCTTCATCATAGCCCATCTCCAAGAGGTCACTGATGGTCTTCTTGGTGCGATGGGCACAAAAGGTCACAGATTCTAAAGATTTGGCTTGAGGTTCAATCAAGAACTCTTCGGGAGCCACAGCCTCAACGCGAACCTGTGAGGTGTCACGAGTAACCCGTAGCTCACCTGTGAACATTCCCATTTCGTCTTGCTCTAGCTCTTCAATCTCTACGTTCTCATCCGCAAGAAGGGCGTCTAGTTCTTCTTCTGTAAGTCCCTCAATGTACTCAAGGCTGCTTTCAGACTGCACATCCCAGAAGACCTTACAGATACCAGCACGAGCAATTAAACCATCGTGGATGACAGTCTGCATCACTTCAAACAAGTTGTTCTGGCGGTGAAGCACATAGTCAGTGTACTCAGTACAGACCTCAGCCGTAGCAACATCTTCTACGTTCTGTGGAGCAAAGCGCATTGTCTTGTTGCCAGTGCTGAAGGTTTCCAGCAATGCCGCCTTCATGCTCTCCACTGCATCATATACATCTTGGCTGACGTACTTACTGTTGCCATCATGCGCTGGGCGAGGGAGTGCAGCGGAATAATACTGCATAACCTTTCGCCGTTCTGAGGATATTTCAGAGTCATAATAGCCGATTGAACGCCGTATGTTAGTGTCAACTATTGATACGATTTGATCGTCATCAAGGCTTGTGTATTCTTCTTTTGATTTCATGTCTAAACCATCTCAATGTAATAGTCATCGACTGCTTCAACAGGCTCCCAAGCACCCTCATGGATGTGGTTGGCTAACGCCAAGCTCATTACGCAGTCATCGAAACATCCAGCTTCTGCCTCCATTCCGCCACTCTGTGTGACGATATATGTAAGCATTTCGCGGATAGTGACCTTATCGTTAAGTTCGATTGCACCCTCTCGAACAGAGGCCCTAAGTTCATCAATAATCAGGGGTTTAGTCTTGGAGGTAGTAGTGAAGCCCAACTTTAGGGTTTCTTTCTCAGTCAACTTGTCTACCTGCACCTCTGTGTAGAAATGCGGGTAAGCTAAGTCCTTTCCAAGACGGGTACACGTTAAGATACCGTGGCTGTTGTTCTCCACGATGATGAAGGCGAGGTTGAAGAACTCACCCAGCTTGTAGAGAACTGTTGCAAAGTAATCGGGATGCACTTGGGCACGATAAGTCGCGACCTGTCGTTTCTTACTGTCTAATACCTGAGCTACGCTGTAGTCGCCGCCTCTGACCCCCATCGCAACGTCAGCACCAATTGTGTACTGTTCGCCTGCATCTAGGGTCTTAAATAGGGTCAACTCGCCGCGCATATTCTCAAGCCATTCGTCACCTTCAAGAGCTAGACGCTTCTTAGGGTCTTCGGCATTTGCAATGCTCTCTTGTAGGTTCTCTGGGTTGAACACAGGCCTTCCAGTCGTCAGGAAGGATTCAGATGGTGTTGCAGGGTATTCTTGTTTGAATAAATCTATGCCGTTTTGTGCAATCTTACGCCTGCGGAACATGAGCTGCTCGAGGTCTAAGTCGTGCTTTTTGGCAATAGCCTCTTCCTCTGGTGTTATTTCAAAGTTTTCTGGTACTGGCTCACGGTATTCACTGTCTAAAAACCAAGGGATAAACACAGGTACATAGCCATTTGTACCCTCAATGGCACCTTTCCAGAGGTCATAAAAGATACCAGAGACACCGTTTGCCGTACTCTCTACGAATATCGCAGTGTTTGGCTTGTTAGGCACCGCCTGTGTCATACCATTCCAGTTTTCGAGGGCCGTGGACTTTTGCCAAAAGGCAAGCTCACTGGCGTGAACGTGGGTTAGTGTCTCCCCTCGCCCAAGGCTCTCACCGCCAGCCGTAGCGACAACATATGAACTGTCTAAGACATCAAATGTTAGCTCTCGGCGGGATGAATACTTTGTGTGGGGCTTTAGTAGCTCTGGACAGTTCTCGTGGTATCTCTTGGTCATATCGAACAAGGCACGGGTACTGTCAGAATGGTGGGTCACAACAAGAGCCTTACAGGCTTTTCGCTGAGACACATTGAAGTACAGGTAGCCACCCACATGTGTGGAGAGCCCCTGCTGTCGAGCTTTTAGAATGATGATGCGTACTTTGCCCTCACTAGCCATCTGCTTGTCTACAGCTTCCTGTAAGAGTATCTGGGCTGGCTTTAGGTTTAGTGGGCGGATGTCTCCATCCTTAGTCCTGATCTTGAGGGCTGACTTACTGTAGAAGCCAAAGTCTTCGTATAGTTTACGTCTGACTTCTTTAAGTTTCTGGTCCATCTTCGTCATTTTGCTCTTCTTCGGGGTCAGCCACTAAGAGCGACTCCAAGAATGCTTCGGCTTTGCCAATGGTCACTTCGCTCTTTGCAGCGGGTTTCGTCTTAGTAAAATCTAAAACCATCCGTGCCGCAGTCAGTCGATCCCTGCTTTGGGACGGCTCTCGCATAATCTGTACTGCTGTCTTCAATGCCTCAATGGCATAGATGTCATCAATGTTGTTGTCTTCGGCCATAATCTTAACGATCCTCTCAGCGTCTAGTTTTGCCTTTGTTCGTATTGGAGCTATCGTATCCTTCGTGTAGCCGTCAGGTGTTCCTGATGGACGACCCGCGTTTACTCGCTTTTTTGTTGACCACTGCTTTCTTAGGGCTCTTCCCTCCTCGGTCTGCATCAGCTTGGAGAAGTAGTTGTCCTTGCCCTTCCGCGCCCGTGCTGGGTGCGTCAGGTCCGCCTTTGGTGCTTTCTTCCGTGGCTCGTGTGGTTTTCCCATGAGTTACCCCTAGTTTTAATTCAGTGATTGCTAGTGTGTCTGGACATGCCTGACAGAACAAAGACGGAGGAAGGGCTTTAAGCATCTCTGCAAGTATCTTATCTTGCTCACTCTTTGTCAGAGAGGATGATTTTAAGAACTCTATGGCCTGTAAGATAGGCACAAAGTCGAAGGGTGTTTTGTTCACGTTTGCTTCCTTAGAATTGACTGAGGCCCCACTAGGGGCCCCATGTTTGACTTAGGTTGGCTCACTTCTTAGCCTTCTTTCCTTTAGCCTTTGCTGACTTTCGCTGTTCAGTTACCCTCTGTATATAGGGTCTAAGGTAAGTTGTTGCGAGTTGTGGGGCCTGTAAGCCTTCCAAAGCAGTGTCGAGTATGCCTTGCATCTTTGCCATGGGGTCAGAACCTAAGTTATAACCTAAGTCAGTTAATGCCTTGGTTAAGACAGCACGATCACTTGGCAAAATGGACTTATCAGCGTTCATCGCAGCTTGTAATTCTTTACGAAACTCAATGTTGCCCTGCTTACCACTTTCTTGGTTTGGAGGTAGCTGTGTAGGCTGGGCAGTACCCTTCTTTGGCCCTTTAGGGGGTACAAAACTGTCCCAAGCTCCGTTGACTAAAGCAGCAACCTCAGTAAGTGGCCGTCCTTCGATGCCCATACGGCCTGTCGCTAAGAACATTCTGTATTGCTCTATTGAGGAAAGAGTTTCTGGGCTGTTTTTATTGTCTTGTTCAGCTTTGGATAGTATCTCTTCTATCTTAGCGTCCATTTTTCTTGGAGTTAGCTTCTGTCTACCACGACTGTCCTCAATCGCATTATATATAACGCCTCTTGGATCAGCCTTAGTGTTTGCATCGCCTTTGTTTGGCGGTAGGCCTGCCTTATAAATTCTAACAGCCGTTGCCGCAGAAGCCTCATCAGCTTTGTCTTTCCTAGAAGCCGCCGCCGCCTTTAGTTTGTCCTTTTCAGCAAGTTTCTTGGCAACGTCAGCTTCTTTACGCGCCTTAGCCATGCCAACTATTGAAGTACCGCCAATTGGCCCTAAGCCTTCGTTCTTGCGGTTCTTCTTTACAAAGCGCGCAACTTTAGAACGGCGTCCAGTTACAGCATCAA